GACATTGCGGATTATCATAAGACTTCATTTGATACATCAAGACGTTTTCTTCCGTCAAGTTGTCAAATTTTTGCATGAAATAATCTTAGTAGTTCAAATTACCAAGTATCAGTTGAGAATGCTACTCTCTTCCAGATATCGGCATTTCCATCAGTATAATTCGCTATACATCTATATATATAATCATTATCCATCGCGACATCTCCGGCGGCATCTCCTGACGATCCATTAGAAGTTGATGGCACACTCACTAATTCTAGGTAAGAACCCAGATCACTAATCTGGTCTTCTGTAATATCTAAAGATGATTCATGAGCCTTAACATCTGATTGTGTAACGGTGTATCCAGTGATGTATCCAGAATCATTGGTGAATTCACTTACATTTGTAGGAACCGCAGGAATCGTTGGTTTATTTGTTAAATTAGAATAATCGCCATCAAACGCATCAGTAATTCCATACCCAGATATAGTCGTAGGAGTGCTTGTCAAATCCGCAAATGCAACTGTAGTTAAGAATGAACTCAAATCCGCAGGAGCAAATGTAAATACTCCATTTGCATTATTATAGTTAAGAGAACCAGAACCACTTGCAGCGACACTGGAGACACTTACTCCAGTCAAATCAATAAAGTTTGTATCGTTAGAAAAACTACTTAATGCGGTAGGTGCGTCAGTGAGAGATGAATACGCACCATCAAATAAAGTAGGAGCTCCAGTCAAGTCTCCATACGCACCAGAGAAAGCATCTGTAATTCCATAACCAGAGACAGTGGTTGGTTTAGATGTTAAATCTGCATAGGCAACTGTAGTTAAATAAGAACTCAAATCTGCAGGAGCAAATGTAAATACTCCAGCATTATAAGAAAGTTGACCAGCACCACTTGCAGATACGCTATTGACGCTTAAACCACCTTGAGAATCACTAAGAGTGATAAAGTTTTCATCATTTGTTAAATCGCCCAAGGCGGTAGGAATTGTAGGTTTATTCTTGACAAAATCTACAGCATTAGTGTCTGACTGATTGAAGTCAACCTGTGTCTGTGAAGTTAAATACCCTACATCGTTACTAAAGTCACCAACATTAGTCGGAACTGTAGGAATTGTAGGTTTATTCTTGATGAAATCTACAGCACTACTGTCTGTCTGATTAAAATCAGCCTGGGTCTGTGAAGTCAGATATCCGACCTCACCGTGATCTCCCCAACCATATGCAGTAAACCATTGAGTGATATGTTGGGATGCGATTCCGGAAGCAGCTGATGAAGAGAAGAATGGATCAGATTCTGTGTAAGACGTTAAAAATGAACTTAAATCTGGCGGAGTAAATGTGAAAGTACCATCATCGTCATAAGATAATGAACCAACGCTACCAGCAGTAGCAGAGATATTATTTATGACTACCTGATCTTTACCAAGTTTTTGTCCTATTGATGCAGTAACAGTCGTTGCGAAACTTGGATCATCACCTAATGCAGAAGCCAACTCATTGAGTGTATCTAATGTAGTTGGTGCAGAATCTACTAAGTTTGCAACTTGAGTAGTTACATAAGTCTGTGTTGCATAAGTTGATAAATCAGATGCGACCAAATATGTACTTAGGTCAGCAGGGGCAAATGTAAATACTCCGGTAGAGTTATTATAACTCAAAGATCCAGAATCAGCCGGAGAAGTACTATTTACGCTAACTGACGCAAGATCAATAAAGTTTTCGTCATTAATGAAATCACTCAAGTTAGTAGGAGATCCAGTCAAACTAGAGTATGCACCATTAAATAAAGTAGGAGCTCCAGTCAAATCTCCATATGCACCAGAGAAGGCATCGGTTATTCCATAACCATCGATAGTCGATGGTTTTGCGGATACATTTTCGAATGCGATTCCTGTGATGAAGCCTCGCGAGTTTACATAAGTCTCTGTTGCATAACCTGTAAGGTCTGCACCTTCTGGAATCGTCGGTAAGTTATCTAATGTAGTATAATCCAGATTACTAATCTGCGATCCTTGTATTGCCAATGACGCTTCATGATCCTTAACATCAGATTGAGTTACCGTATAGTCCGTAAGGTATGAACTCAAATCTGCAGGGACAAATGTGAATACTCCATCATCGTCATAAGAAAGTTGACCAGCACCATTTGCAGTTACAGTATTAACACTAAAGTCGGTGACTAGGGCCCTTCCGTTAATAAGATTTGTCATTGATGTTGCGAAATTTGGATCATCTCCCAACGCAGCAGCAAGTTCGTTCAGAGTATCTAAAGTTTCCGGAGCAGAACTAACTATACCAGCAACTTGAGTATTTACATAAGATTCTGATGCCAGTCCGGTCAATGATGCAGAAGTTAAGAATGAACCCAATTCTGCAGGAGCAAATGTGAATACTCCAGCATTATAAGAAAGTTGACCAGCACCATTTGCAGTTACAGTATTGACACTCAGTCCGGCCTTAGATTCAGTAAGATTGATAAAGTTTTCATCATTAGTGAAAGAACTTAATGCAGTTGGAACAGTCGGTATAGTCGGTTTATTACTTAAACTATCATAGTCTCCATCAAATGCATCTGTAATTCCATAACCAGCAATAGTAGTTGGTTTTGATGTTAAATTCGCAAATGCAACTGATGTTAAATATCCAGAGTCATTTGAGAATGTAGAAACATTAGTAGGAGCTCCAGATAAACTAGAATATGCACCATCAAATAATGTTGGTTTGCCAGTTACTTCTGCATATGATATAGTAGTTAAATAACCGGAGTCATTTGCGAATGTAGAAACATTAGTGGGAGTACCAGATAAACTAGAGTATGCACCATCAAATGCATCTGTAATTCCATAACCAGCAATAGTAGTTGGAGTAGAAGTCAAATCTCCGAATGCAACTGATGTTAAATAACCGGAGTCATTTGCGAATGTAGAAACATTAGTGGGAACACCAGTCAAATCTCCATATGCTCCAGAGAATGCATCCGTAATACCATAACCAGAAACAGTTGTTGGAGAAGAAGATAAATCGTCAAAAGAAACCGTTGTTAAATAACCTGAGTCATTTGCGAATGTAGAAACATTAGTGGGGGCTCCGGATAAACTAGAATATGCACCATCAAATAATGTTGGTTTGTTTTTAATAAAATCTACCGCAGAACTGTCAGATTGATTATAATCCGATTGAACTTGTGCTGCTGGTATCTCAGGAGCGCCTGTCAAGTCACCATAATTCCCAGAGAAGATATCTGATGTATTTGCCTTCTCTGAAAGAGAATTTGTTACTGTTGTGGCAAAGTTGTCATCATTACCAAGAGCAGCAGCTAATTCATTTAATGTGTTCAATGCTTCTGGAGCAGAATTTACAACTCCGGCAACTTGAGTGTCAACATAAGTCTTTAATGCGTATGTTGATAAATCAGACGCAACTAGATAACTTCCCAAATCCGTTATCTGATCTTCGGTTATATTTAAACTAGAAATATCATCTTGAGTAACAGTATATCCAGTGATATATCCGGAATCATTAACGAAAGAACTAATCTGTGTTGGGACAGTAGGTATAGTTGGAGTATTCGTTAATGAACCATAGTCTCCATCAAACAATGTAGGTTTATTACTTAAACTATCATAATCCCCATCGAATAGAGAAGGTGTATTATTCAATGAACCATAATCCCCATCGAATAGTGAAGGCTGATTAGTCAGAGAACCGTAGTCGCCATCAAATAATGTTGGTTTATTCTTAATAAAATCTACAGCGGTATCATCAGTTTGATTGTAGTCTGATTGAACTTGTGCCGCGGGGATAGTAGGGTTTCCGGATAGATCTGCATATGCACCAGAAAATAGTGTTGGTTGATTGCTCAAACTTCCATAATCACCATCAAATAATGTTGGTTTGTTTGTTAATGTATCATAATCGCCATCAAATAATGTTGGTTTGTTTGTTAATGAATCATAATCACCGTCAAAAAGATCTGGTTGATTGCTCAACGAACCATAGTCTCCATCAAATAAAGATGGTTTATTAGTCAAAGAATCATAATCACCGTCAAACAAAGAAGGTTTATTCTTAATAAAATCTACAGCAGAACTGTCAGACTGGTTATAATCCGTCTGAACTTGTGCTGCCGGGATAGATGGAGTATTTGTTAATGAACCATAATCTCCATCAAATAATGAAGGTTTATTAGATAAAGAATCGTAATCGCCATCAAATAGTGAAGGCTGATTGGTCAGTGAACCATAGTCTCCATCAAAAAGATCTGGTTGGTTGGTTAAACTACTATAATCTCCATCAAATAAACTAGGTTTTCCTACGAGATCCGCATACACACCAGATGTCGCAACGGCAGATAAAGATGATGTGTCTGCCTTTGTACCGATTAATGTTGCAGTTGATGTTGCAAAGTCTGGATCATTATTCAACGCAGCGGCCAACTCATTGAGTGTGTCCAATGTAATTGGTGCAGAATCTACTAAGTTCGCAACTTTCTCATTGATGGTTGCTTCAAGAGATGTTCCATCTGCAGTTGAGATTCCTACAAATTCTATCTTTCCAGATAGTGGATTATATCTATAACTCATTACGCCGTCCTTTCAACAGTCAGTAAGTTTCCGGATGAATCATATGTAAAATCTAAACGGGCAACCACTGTACCGGACGAACCTCCAAGTTTGTATTCAACTGCAATCAAATTATTAGTAGAGGATTCGTATGAGTTTTCTATAAAATCGTGGGCAGGGATTCCTAGACCGTTTGCGATATAGTTCTCTTGACCAAATTGTGATACTGCCATTTTTCCTCCTAAAGTATTTCTACTTTAAATTTTCCTGTATTTCTTCGATAAGACTTTTCTTAGTCTTTCTTCTGTCCAATTCGACATCTATGTGTTCTCTTGCCCAGAGTTCCAGCTCTTCTTTTGTCATTGATTCAAAATCTGGTGATTCTGGTTTTGCTGCGAAATGATTTTTTTGTTCGCGTTTCTTCTTGGGTTTCTCTTCGACCACTGGTTCTTCGACGGGAGCTGGTTCAACAGGAGCAGAACCAGATGCGGCTTCCATATCAGACTTTAAGTTTCTCATAGAAACTAAGAGTTCTCCAGTTCTGGAATCTTCCCATCCTTTATCTGTCGCAACTGCGAATTTTGCCCACTTAGGCGGCGTAAACTTACCCATGATACCTCACTTATGCAAAACTGGCGATCTTCTTCGCTCTAGCCTTGTTCTTATATTTTTCCATTGCCATTGCTTCCACTTCTTTCTTCAATTCAGATTTAGAGATTTTTGGTTGCAATTCTTTCACTAACTTCGACATTTCTGTCGCGTCTTTTTTATCAGAAGACTCAATTAATTCTTCTATGTCCGTATATTTAGACTCCTTTACAGCCATCAGTTTTTCATGATTCTTGGTAGCGTAATCGTCCGCTTCCTTTTTATCCTCAAATTCTTCGACTTTCTTACCGTTGGCGTCATAGACACAATACATTCCAGTTTCTTTATTTTTCTCAACGTGTTCTGTGGGATCCATCTTTTCTTGCAAGGATTCCTCAAGAGAGTCCTCAAGAACTTTCTTTGCGGTATCTCCAGAGATTGTTACTGGATAAGTCTTTCCGCCAAACGAGAAGTTTTTCTTTCCTGCTTTCTTCGCAGCAGACGCAGCACCAATAAACTGTGCGACATCTTCGTCTGTGATTCCTTCTTTCTTCATTCTCTTGGAACTACAATGAGCTTCGAACATCTTTCTGATATCTCCACCAGAAACATAATCGGGAAGCATATCTTCTAGATCATCTACAGTGACAGTCTTCATCTTCGCAACTTTAGCGGCAAAGGCCTTCATCGTCTTAGATTTTTTCATCATTGCCGCAATTTCTTTTCCTGTCGCTTCTTCTAGTTCGACTTCTTCGAATAATTTATATCCGTACATATCATGATTCTCTTGGACTTCTTCTTTAGAGAGAAGTTTATATACAACCGAAGCGAGTTGTTTCGCAGACATCTTGTCCATCTTCGCTTTATTCTTATCGTTTACTTTATCATAAACCTGTAGAATAAGACCAGCAGTGGTCAGATCAATTCCCTTCATGTGTTGTTTTCTGTCAACAATCTTGCGAGCAAGTTCAATTCCACTTTCTTCTGTGATATCTACAAGTTCTTCTAGGTTCTCAAAGAGTTTTGCAGCCTGTCCTAGAGATATGACCTTAAATGCGCCTATGTTTCCGGTCTTATTCGTCACTCTAAACTTGAACTTTTTTCCGTCCATAGATATCTTAACATCATAATTCTTACCGTCCTTTCCTCTGACAGTCTTAAATTCTGACTCATTCATCTCAATTTCCTCCATAAATTCAGAAGCTTTCAGTTTAATGTTATGTGCTCTTCGAAGTTCTGTTGCTGCTATCTGAGAAACAAAGTTAACCTTTGCCTTTGCGATCTGAGTCAGAGCGTTCTTATCCTGAGACTTAATCATCTTTGTTAATTTTTTGTAAGAAGAACTAGAAGGATCTACAGTAGAAACAGTAGAGTATGCCTTCTTCAGTTTGCCGAGTTGTGCTGCACTGAATCCTTCTGTAGTCTCCACTCTCTTTCTTTTCATAGATCTATTGTGGAATAGATATTCAATTGCGCCAGCTCTTAATTCTTTATCCGACTTCTTTTTATTTGCCGGATACTTCTTCATGATACTAATTGTCTGTTGGATATTCTTTTCATCAGAGGGACTGTACTTCTTCTCTTGAAGTTCTTCTTTCATGCCAATAATTTTATCAACCATCTTGGTTGCTTTATCTTTAGATACCTTTAGACCTTTCATCACAAACTCAATTCCCTGCTCTCTATTCTTAGAGGGGCCCATGAGTTTCTCTGCTTTCTTTAGATTTTCATCAAGTTCGACTTCTTCTGTCAATCTATAACTCTTGATGGATGCGCCCATATCTCCAAGTGCGAGAGTGGCATCTCCGCCCTTTCTACTATAGAGAAAGAACTTCATTCCGCCAGTCTTGTCTGTCGGTTGTAGTCTTATCTTATCAACCTCATACTTCGCACTTCTGGATCTATTGACTACAGAAAACTCTCTAGTCTGAGAACCAGACATGGTGCTACCGTAATTTATTTCTACCTTATCGCCTTTCTTCAGTTTTTCAAAGTCTTTTCTAGACATTCTCTCATTGAGTAGCATAGACTCAACATACATATTCAGTTCGTATGATTTTCCGGTGTTGTATACTTGAACGTGAAGTTTCTTATTTCTTTCTCCATCCAAGTCT